TGAGCGCTCGCTCTGCGGCGCCTGAGAAGATGACTACCCAAGAGTGGCAGATGTTTCTGATCACTGCTTTGCGTACACGCGGCGCTACGGATGACGGATGGCCTTACATGCTGATGGCTGGTCGACTGTACACAGTGTACCTGATGAAGCTGCTTCATGGTGACAAGTATCCTTCCCTGAAGGACCACCTGAAAGAAGTTCATGCCGCTGGCCTGTCCCGTAACCTGGGATACCGTGATGAAGAGCTGGACTACATCGACAAGTTCATCTTGAACCACGAAGCCAATCTGACCATGGCTTACCCCCAAGTCGAGCAGTACTACAAGAAGTATTCGTTGCGTGACCGCGTGACTGACAAGGTGTATGAGACACCACAATTCACGATCATTCGCATGGCCATGGCTGTATGTGAAAACGATCAGCCTGTGGTTCGCCTGTCCCGCATCAAAGAGTTGTATGACTCGTTGGTCAAAGACACAGTCAATCCTCCCACACCTAACTACTCGGCACTGGGTACCAACCACTACGGTATGGCTTCTTGCTGCCTGATTGCATCCACTGACGACGCTAAGTCGATCCTGGTGGCTGGTGTGATTGGTTACATGATGACTTTGGCCTCCGGTGGTCTGGGTATCCAAGCATCGGTACGCGCACCTGGTGATCCAGTTGACGGTGGACGAGTGGAACATGCTGGTCGATTGAACTACGACCGATTCTATATCGGTGCGACAACTGCCAATAAACAAGGCATGCGCGGTGGTGCTCTGAATCTGTACGATACCGTCTTCAATCCTGAAGCTGAGCAGAACGCCATGCTGCAAAACCCTCGCACTCCTGTGGAAGTGCGTGAGCGTCGCGTCAATGTGACATATCAAACCAATGCCTTCTTCATTAAGAAGGCTGTTCGTGACGAACAATACTTCACTTTCACTGAGTTCTCGGCTCCTGATCTGTATCAGGCTTTCTTCAAGGCAGATCAAACTGAATTTGAAGAACTGTACGCTAAGTACGAAGCTGATCCCAACTTCAAGAAGGACTACCGCAGTGCTCGCAAGACACTGAATCTGTTCTTGGCTCAAGAGCTGGAAGTCTCGACGGTGTTTTGGAATAATCCCGCTGAGATGAATCGTCACACTCCTTTCAAGGACATTCTGCGTCAGTCCAATCTGTGTGTGGAAGTGATGACACCTACCAATCCCTGGATGGATCTGCAAGATCTGTACGATGCGGAAGGTAATCCTGAAAAGGGTGAAGTGGGCATTTGCAACATCGGCTCGATCGCTATTCATAATCTGCCTTTCGATCCTCGTGATCCAAAGCTGGGTTTCAATGAATACAAACGCGCAGTGCGCTCGATGATGGAAATCATTGACTACGCTATCGACAACAGCGAATACCACTTCCCTGCAATTAAGACTCAAGCCATCTCTCGTCGCAACTGCTCGGTAGGTATGTCTGGCGTGGCCACGCTATTGGCCAAGCTGGGACTACGAATCAACACTCCTGAAGGTCTGCATGTTTGGCACATGCTCAATGAGCGTCATATGTACGCTTGTATCGAAGTGGCTCTGGAGCTGGGCGTGGAACGCGGCAACGCTCCTTGGATGCATCGCACCAAGTGGGTGGATGGCTGGATGCCTATCGATTCCTACAACAAGAACATCGACAAGTACGTCGACAACACCCTGTACTTCGATTGGGAGAATCTGCGCGGTCGCGTGGTTGAGAACAAGGGCATTCGTTTCTCGTGCTTGGTGGCACATATGCCCGGCGAGCAAGCTACTCGTAAGGGTAATGGCTCGAACTCGATTTACCCATTGCTTGGTTTGTCGATGGATAAGTCGGATGGATCGTCCGCTACCAGCTGGGCGGCGCTGGATAACGACATCATGGGACATGCTTACGGCAATGCCTATGATTACACCGATGAGGAAATCTACATCTACTACGGTGTTTGCCAGAAGTTCACAGACCAAGGCATTTCCGCAGACGACTACATGAACCGTATCGTCAATACTGAGGTGACTGAGGAGATGCTTCTCAATCGCGCAGTCTGGCGTCATCGCGTTGGCATGAAGTCCAAGTACTATGGTCGTTCACTGACGGACCAAGGCGGCAAGCAAAAGGAAATCCAACTGAATCCTGCTGTCGCTGAAAGTGTACAGGACGACGGTTTCCAAGCTGGAGCCTCTTGTACGCTTGATGGGGTCTGCGGCGCATAAGCAAAAACGAAGGGTCTAGGTAACACTAGACCCTTTTCATAACCGACTCTCAGAGGTGATATGGAATTTGCCATTTTTATTTATTTAGCAGCCACTGCTAACAAAATTATAGGTATTCTGGCTTTGGTTGGAATAATGATATTGGTGGTTATCTTACTTATTTCAGGCGTAGCATCGATTGATAATATCAGTCAGCCTACCCGTGAAAAATATCCCCTTGAGAGTCGCCGTGGTCAGATCGCTACGATGATCGGAGTTATTCTGATATTACTAGCGATCATATTACCGACAGAGCGAACATTGTATATGATGGCTGCTGGATACTTAGATCAAAAAGTACCTCAATCATCAATCGGCGAAAATATCGTTAAATTAATCAACCAAAAACTCGATAGTTACCTTGTCAAGGAACCGTCGTCCAGTGGTAAAGGAAGTAATAAATGACTCAAGAAAATCTGGCCTTTAATCAGAACGCAATTTACGAGTTCCAACGCGGCTCTATGTTCCTACAGGGACAACGCGGACTGATCGACTCTGTTCATCGTGTACACGAAGATGTCTTCAGTACATATAAATTGCTCAAGCGCCAAGACTGGGACGAGCTGGAGTTTGAGCTGGTCAATGCCCGTGCTGACTTTGCACGCTATCCCAAGCATGGCGAGATGATGAAGAACAACATCGGCTGGCAATGGTCGGGTGATAGTGCAGCGGCGAATTCCCTGGTTCCCATGGTCGCTCCATTCCAACCCTGCTCGGATGCGTGGCTGTGGTTTGTCAAGCAAGGCGAGAACGAGAACCTGCATGCGCTGTCGTACTCCGAATGCGTGAAGATCTCGGTGCCTGATGGCATGCGTGAAATCCTGCGCATCCACCGCGACCAAGACACTATGCGTCGTGTCAACTACATCACTGAGGTGTTCGATCACGTCATGAAGGTCGGTGCCAAGATGCAACTGGGTATGGTCGATTGGCGTAGCGAAGAAGCATCGGATGCACTGATGCTGATGCTGTGCGCTATCTTCTGCCTGGAGCGTCAGCAGTTCATGCCTTCGTTCGCCAATACGGCTGCTCTGTTCTTCCAGAGCATGTTTGTGCCTATTGGTCAAACTGTGCAGAAGATCGCTGTCGATGAATGGGGTACCCATATCCCTCAAATTCGTCGCATCATCCAACATGAGCTGACGATCCCCGAGCGCCGCGCATCCATGAAGCGTATCGAACCTCTGGTTCGTAACCTGATCGAAGAAGTTGCTCACAATGAAGTGACTTGGAATACTCGTCAATTCCAGATCGGCGGTGAGCAAGTCGGAATGACTGAGCAAATGGGCGCTGATTACGAATACTACGCAGCTACTGATGTGGCTAATGAGCTGGGTATCGTGACGAATGTACCTGTGATCACACGCAATCCTTTGCCTATGATGGATAACTTCCTGAACCTGAACCGTGAGCAAAAAGCAGTCATGGAAGGCAAGGGCGGTAATTACCAAACTGTGGCTGTCAAGAAGAGCGGCACACTGACCAGTCTGAATATCGACGATCTGTAAAAGGAGTTAGCTATGCTTGAGATTTTGAAATTCTGTTTCTCCAGTGGCTGGAATCTCATTTGCACTATTTTAGTAATACTGGCTCTTGGGTACTCGATCCGGGAAACACTAGAAGGTGTAGCGTCCGTCATTGCTGCTAAAGTAATGAAATAATCACTCTCCCTACTACCACGGCACAAGCCGTGGTAGTAGGGAAGTTTGATGCCTTTTCTAAAAATATATAGACGCATATACTCTACTTGAGATATCGCGGCGTATTGCTGCATATCTGACAGCTTCAAAAACTAGAAAGTGTTTTATATGCAGCATTACTCTGAACTGAGCGAACACGAACGCCAGCTTATCGAGATCAACCGCTCCATCAATAACAATGTTTTGCTAACAAGACATTGCCGCCCAGTGGCGCTAAGCGCAGCTGAGGCCAAATCGATCGAAATCGGTCATGTCAATTCTGGCGTGATCTACGCAAACACTTCCGAACAGAACCTTATTATTAAGGACGCTGTCGGTATGCCGATCATTATCGCCGCTAAGAATGTAGATCGCAGACTTAGCGGTATTCCTCGTCTACCTTGGATGAAGCCTGACAATCTTTATGTCATTCGCTTCAATAGTTTTGATGCATCTGCATTGATTCAGCACCACCGAGGACGTATAGATGAGATTGCGACGGACACGGTCAATGCTTACACTGGTTTGTGCTCTCGCAGTCCAAGTGCAGAGTCACCTCACCAGCAGTTCATAGAACACGGCCTGAGACAAAACATCTACAAAGAGGTAAAGCCCATCGCTGACGGCTTACCTACTCCTATAACTGGTTTCACAGTACAGGAGATCAAAATCACCGATCTATCCAAAGATAAGGCCACGTATATCGAAGCAGCGGATGTTGTCGTTGCTATGATCGAGTATCGCGAGGTTCATGATGGATTGTATCGGGAGCTGAAGTATCGCGGAGATCTTTACCATCCCAGTGTGTGTGGTTTGACTTCTTCGCAAATGCATATGCTCAAGAACTCCAAGGATGGGGGTACTTATTTCCGCGAGATCAAAGTGCTTGACAACAAGCGCAGCTACGAAAATATGTACGTCTATGTTTCTGACTTTAACGGCATCACACCTTTGATCGTGCAGTATGACAGTTCTGTCACGGCACCGACGATTGTTGTGACTGAGAAAGATAAAGAGACTGGAGCACTTTCAACCAGACTTGTCTCTCTTGAAGAGGGTCATACGGTCGGCGTATTTAAAACTGAAGCAGCTGCTCAGAATTCTTGCCCGACGTATATCAAGAACGCTACTGAGAAAATCAAGGAGGCTGAGAAAACCATCTCAGAAGCCGAGCACCGAATGAAGGTGCAAGATATCAGGGAGCGGATCAACACAGCAGAGCGCAAGGAGTTTATTAATAAAACGAGTGAGCGCGCTAATCATCATGAAGGGCTCAAAATAGCCGCGCAATTGGCTACGTCATTTGCCGCAATTCTTGCAGCCCTTGCCACAATTATCAAATTGGTAAATCAATAAAGGAGTGATCAATGAGTCATCGAGTCCACAGTGTCAACGAGATGATCTGCCGAGAGATTACACCCAAGCTAAACCCCGATATCATGCGAGGTTTAGCAACGGTGATGCTCAAGGGGTCGACCGAATATATCGACGCTGTTGCTCGCCGGAACTTTCACGGCTGTGTGCCTGGTGTGGAATATCTGGGTTACGAATTGTGTACTCCTGAAGAGGAGTTCCGCGAACGAACCAAGATGAAAACCAATCGACGCCAATATGACTATGCGCCGTCTGATCTGTACATGATCAAACTCAAGCTAGGCATGTGGGTCGGTGGACGCCTGGAGCCATTCAAGCCCAAATACATCGAGCTACCATTTTGCCGTGACGGCAGCTTGATCAATCTTGGCGGGACGCTGTCTCATATCAAGATGGTCTTGACCAACAAAGTGATTTCCCCTGGCAATCGTTTGTTGTTTGTGCGTATGCTCGGCACTCGCAAGAACTTCTTTCGCAACGGTTACTCCATTAAGGTTGACGGTGAGACCAAGACTACGTTCGTGGTGCACTCTGCAATCTATGATGCGAAGACTTCTGCAAAGAAAGCCGCTCCTGGTACCTTGACCACCAAGGCTGTATCCGTGATGACGCACTATCTGCTGATTCGTTACGGATATACCGAGATGTTCAAGAAATATCTGGGACACGTCCCAGTGATCGGAACAGCCCAAGAAATCACAGAGGAGAAATTCCCCGCTAGTGATTGGGTCATCGTCTCTACTGCACACACTCACATCAAGCCAGCTGGCGTGGTGGAGTCGCTGTACGAGCCGACGAACATCAAAATGGCTGTACGCCGGGACAAGTGGAACCAACAGACGATCTCCTTGGTCTCTGAGCTGTTCTACATCATCGACCACTTCCCTAGTCATGTGACTGTGGAAGATATGGATAATACCAACAACTGGATTCGCCTGCTGGGCTTTATCTTGGTTGGTGGTCAGTACACCATTGGTCGTATCTTCAGTCAGATGACCGAACATCTGACATCTCTGGATGATTTCGTTGATGAGTTCGCTATAGACAAACTGTCTGAAAAGGGTTATGAAGTTCGTGACTTCTATGACCTAGCCGCGATGCTCTCGATGCGATTCCCGGATCTTCTCGCAGAGAATGATCGAGCAGGTAACATCTACGAAAAGTATTATGACGTGATGTATCACGTCATGCGACATGTGACTTATGCGTTGACTAAAGCGCGATATGCGATGCAGCATGCTGCAAAGCGTAAGCGTCCGGCCCAGGATGAAACTGGCAACGGTGGATTGTTTACGAATTTGGAACAGGTCTTATCCCGCAAACTAAACTCTGGTGCTATCTTCAAGTTGCAAGGGGACAACACAGTACTAGAGCCGGTATCTTACAGCGCAGATTTGTGGTACCCCCGTATCACGTCAAAAGTATCTGAGCAGGAAAAGGTCAACGGTGCAAAATCCTCGGGACGCCGAGGCATGAGTGAAGCGGATTATCTAGATGTCTCCCAGATCGAAGGCGGCTCATTGCTCTTCTTGCCAAAGGGTAATCCGGTACCAACCGCTAACGGTAATCCTTATATGAGAATTGATCTCAAAACAGGATCGATCATTCCCAACCCAGAACTCGCTGGGTTGTTGGCAGAAACAAAGTCTAAGCTTGACGACAAATAACCTAGGTTAAATAAAAGGAAACCAACATGCGACTCCCATTCGACGTTGACCGATTGTCCAATAGTCCCATCATGTATGATGAGCGGACATGGCGTCAAACACCCCGCCTGCGTATCTCGCGGGACATCGATCCATTCCTTGACATCATCGCGATGGAGACAGCGAATGAAGTGACGGAAAAGGCCGAGCAAAACCTGCTGCGAACTTTCCATTACAATATGATGAGCGATCGCGACTTCATGAACCGTGACTTTGAACGTCTGGTTCAGTTCGTGGCTGAGTTCATCGACATGCTGTATGCGACACGTCGTATCCGGACTCCTGATCAGGACTTGATCCGAAACATCGCCGACGCTGTGTCTTTGCACAGCTGCAAGCAGGTTCTGGATTTCCCTGATCTGGAAGAGATCTGCGCGCGCTCCGGTGACGCACGGATGATGCGGGCGCTTGACACCAATATCGGTCAATATCAGAAGCTGGTCCAAGACCTGGATAACATGCACAACGCAGATGCGCGCGATATTCGTACGACAGCCTCCAGCAGTCGTGGCGACTTCCGTTCGCAATATGCCGGTGCCTCTTCTGGATCCAGTATGGGTTATCGCGGCAGTCGTGAAGTCGCGCGTAATGTCTCGGCTCGCGATGCCGGTGGTGAGTATGCGGTGGAACCCCGCGCTTTCCGCCGAGATGATCTAAACCCGACAGATCGCCCTATGCAGCGTCGAATGATGGAAGGCTCCCGCTCTTTCATCGATCGTCAGCGTGTCGATGACAATGGTTATCGGTTTGTTCCGCAACAAGTGGACAATCGAGACTATGGTGGTGTGCAGCGTGATGTCATGAATAACCGGGCGACCAGTTATGAAGCAGCTCCACCTGCGCCGCCTCCACCAGAGATGACACCACCCCCTCCCCCTCCACCAGCACCTGTGGAAACTACCAGCACTGTTCAACCAGGGCGTTGCGTTGAGCCTATCCCGGCTTTCCGCGGCATCATCGGTAGCTTCCCAATTTTGAATGAAACAACTATGAACCAGCAAGAACATTCCCGCGTTTACGGCCTAGATGAGGACACCCCTAAGACCAGCATGAAGGAAGAAGTCCTGCGTACTTTGTCTTTGGCTCAAGCAGTCACTGACGGCAGCACTGACTCCGAAGCAATCAAGGACCATGTGGTTGTCCTGGATGAAGCGATCGTTTGCTCGAACGTGGAATCTCTGACCAACTTCGTGTCTGACGAAGCAGCGCATGAGATCATCAAACGCTCCGGTGAAAACAAAGCTGGTGAGCGCAAGATCATCCATACGTTCGGTATCGTGGATAACTCCATGTCCGGATTCACTCATCTGAGCGATATCCGCAAAGTGCTGGGCAAAGCGGGAACTCTCAAGGAGGTGGTACAGGGTTTGCGAAATGTCAAGGCAGCGGCAGCGCAAGCTCCTCGCGAAGCTGCGTTCGCTACGGATATCCGTGCAGCCGTGGCGTTCTATGATCGCATCTTGACACGCGAGGTCAATGCTTACTTCCGAGATGTCCTCAAGGTCACAGCTGGCGATGTCACAACCTCGATCGTTGAAGACTTCGATGAGCTGCTCAGTACCATCCAGGCAACTGGTAACAATGAGTTGATCAATGCGATGCTGGTGTTCTTCACTCAGCTCAACGGCAATCTGCGCGAAGCTCTGCTTCCCGAACATGAAGTAGTGGAAAGCGTCAAGAAAACCCAGGACATGGAAGAAGGGGTCGGTGGTTTCTGTGTGATGCCGCTGTCCTACATCGTCACGCATATTCCATTCACCATGGAAGAGCTGGGCTTTGAGCTGAATACCAGTAAGGCCATCATGGCGACCGACGGCCAAGGCTTCATCCGAGCTGCTCTGGATATCAGTGCCCTGCAGGCAACTGGTAAGCTGGAGAACTCTCTGCGTCTGATGGTCACTCGTGATCGCAATGTCATGCGTGTCAGTACCTATCCGGGACGCAAGGATGTTATCATCCTGAGTCCGTATAAACATTAATCAAACATAGTCCCACACACCCAGCTTGCGCTGGGTGTGTGGGATATGCTTTCTTTTTTGCTTAGATTGTTGGTTCTGGTGGTGTGGCGTCTTCTCCAGGAGGAGTCTCACCTGGGTCTTCACCTCCAGCCTCACCTTCTTTAGCGGGAGCATCCAGACTCATGTCCATGTCTCCTAGACCGAAGTCATCGCCTCCGCCACCGGAAGAACTACCACCTCCGGAATCACCTCCCCAGCCTCCGCCACCTGCGGCAGCATCGTTACCTAGGTTCAGTGTCTCCGAGTCTTTACGGACGCTCTCTTCAATAGGAGCCAGTGCCTTAGCAAAGCTCATGACGTTGACAGCCAGTCCAGACAGATAGTCTTCAGTGATTTGCAGCAGATCGAACATGGGTCGACCTTCTTCATCCACTTGACAGATCTCAAACAGCTCAGGCAGGATGTTATTGTCCGCCATGTACTTACGTTTGATAGCCGCAGCAATGACTGGTTGCATAGCTGTGATCTTACCGGCCAACTCAGGAGCAATATCAGGAGAGATAATAGCATCCGAGATGAAGTTGTTCAGTGCATTGTCCACAAAGTCATTGAACTCTTGGAAGCGCTCACGTTGGTTTTCCAGCGTAGTTGCATCAGGAGCAGGCAGACTCACTGTGATTGAAGTCACAATAGTCTCCACCAGGTCAATGGCGAAACGCATCGGATCATGTTCGAACGCAGTCTTTTGCTCATCAGGCAACTTGCTAGTGATCTCACCCCACTTGGACTTCACCACACCAACGATATCATTGAGCATGATACCATCAGACAGGATCAGACGGTGATGGTCTTCAGTCATCAAACCAGAGGCTACCTTTTGGTGCTCCAGGATGGTTTGTGTGAACATGATGTTGCGAGAAGCCACAGCAATAGCGAACTCAGGATCGTAGGTCGAGTCCATCAGCTCAGGAGGAATGCCGAAGCCCATGTAGATCTGACGACCCAGACCATCGTAGAACTCCTTGTCAGGCAATGGGTTCTCATGATGAATCTTCTCGAAATCAAAGCCTGTATCAGGGATGCGTGGGTGGTTTTCAAACGACCACACAAAGCCAGCACGATGCACCCAGTCCATCAAGTCATTGATAGCCAAGGTGGACAAAGGGTATTGCGGTTGACGCGTCTTAGTGATCGCATCAGCTGCTTCTTCCCATGCCTTCTCCCAATCCGCATCATCGTCATCGAACTTCATTGTGATCTTGGTCAGAGGAATCGAGTTCCGCATCTCACCAGTCATACGAGTCAGCAACAGACCTGCGCGGAAAGCGATCAGCATCTTGTTGGCATCCAGCAAAGACTTACCCATGCCGTTAGAATGGAAGTCAAATGCGAAATACGTGATCATTTCAGCAGGCACAAACACCAGACGAGTACGCATAGAGCACAGTGTACGGCTGAGCATCAATGTGTACAGGTCAGCGGTATCGGCGATCTCAGCGCCTCCTGGATAAGCACCAGCCATCAGACGCGGCAGGATGTTATCCTCCACTAACTGTTCAAAGATCTTGGACAGCTCACGGAACTTGGTAACTTGCTGGCCACCGGTCAGGTTACGTGCTGCCTTAGAGATGATCATCGAACCCATGGCATCCTTGCCAGTAGAGTTAGAGCCATTGAGGCTATTGAACATCGCACGACCACGAGCAATAGTTTGATCCGCTGCTTCCAGAGAGATGGGGTGACCATTTTCTCCGATCATGATCAGATAACCCAGCTTGCGGCGTGGATCACCAGGAACGTGAATTGGGATCACTGCCTCAGGAGGCAGAGACAACACCAATGGACGCCCCACAGAGCGGCGCTTGAGGGAATCCCGGCCAGGAATCTGCAAGTGAGTCACCATGTTGTTTGGTGCGCCCTTGTAGACTGCGTTGCGGAACTCATTGGGTTGGAGCTTAGCGTGCTTGGACTTGGGTTCAGGTTTGATGAATGATTCGTTCGTGGAGGAACCAGTCGCGAAACTCATATCACCGAAGTCGATCTCAGGTCGCCCAGCCAGTTTCTGACGCTCACTAGCAGCGATCACTTCCAGATAAGAAGGCAGCTTTAATGCTTCGAAGTTGTCAGTGATGCTTATAGATTCCAGCACCACAGATGCGATCTTTTTATCACCTTCTTCAATGGGTTTGTCCAGCTCAATGATGAATGCTTCGTCGGAAGACTCAGACCCATTGATGTTACGAGCCTTGGCGTATGACTCCATGGTCACGAAGCCAGGACCAGATACCTCGGACGAACGAGGATGAGGTCCAAAGTAACCCTTGCGCTTGAGTGTCTTTTTATCCTTGTCGTACAGAGTACTCAGACTCTCCATGGTCAGTGTCTCACCGCTGTTGATGATACGGTCCACAGCAGCTTCTGGGAGCACCAGGCGAGGATGAGAGCCCTTGGTGAACAAGGCGTCCTTGAAGATGGAGTACAGACTGTCTCCGTAGTCATAGACACGTTCCATGTCTTTCTTGACTTGCTCCAAGATAGCAGACTTTGCACTGGGAGGAATCCAATCGAGGTCGATGTTATAGATCAACTCCCGCTTGGTCATATCTTTTGGCGATAAGATCGAGCTAACCAGTACCCGCGATGCCCACTCAATTTCGGGCATCAGGTTAATGGCGTTCTCATTATCAATGGTCCGAAGCTGCTGCTCTTGACTGATAGTCATCATGTCAGATTGACTGACAGAACCTGTCAAGAGAGAGGGAGCGTTCTTATTGTGATGCTGCGCGTTACCGTCGCGCAACTTACTGACCAAAGCAGCGGTAAGAGTGCGCGAACCGACGACGTCATACGCCTGCGCCCTTTGGGCTGCGGGTGTAAGTCCTGTATTTGGCAAATTACTAGCGGCCATTTGTTTCTCTCTAAAGGTAATAAAAGTGGTAACTGAAAACACAACAAGTGCTGTGCAGCAATACATCAACGACACCATCATGCTGGCTCGGTCTTTGTCTATCAAATCCGAGATTGCGGCAACGCGCTTGAATGAATGGGTCGTCAACAAGTATGGTGAAGGTTCGGTTGATAAGAATCAACCACGCACCTGGAAGTACTATCTCAACATTTGCGGCCAATATCACTTCTCTGACCGAATGATGAAGGTCATATCATTGGACACACAAGAAGAGATTGATTTCACTCCTGAGAATATGCGCATCCATACCGCCACAGCCGAGGCGTACAAGTATGGAACACGTTATTACTTCTCTTTGGTGCGTCGTTTTCCTGATCAAGAGTTCCTGATTCTGGCAGTCACTAATCCAGCCGACATGGATGTGGCTGTCAATGCCGAGGACGGTACGATTTTGGCTTATTACCAAAACTACGTAGAGCCTCAGGAATCAACACTGATTTACGAACTAGAACAATATATTAAAGCTTATATTGCTCGTTACACAGTCGTTGGCTTTAATAACATCTGGAAGAATTATCCTGTACTGAATCTCGCAACGATGTACAGCTCGCTGCCCGCTCAGATCATGAACATCCGTCTGGGTGCAGTGAAGACCGAAAAGACACACAGCTTTCACATCGGACAGTATTTAGCTTCGCACCAGCGCCTAGATAAATACATCCCTTATATGACGCTCAAGCAAAAGCTGTACCTATACCACAACATCGATCACATCGAGAAGTATGCAGGCTTTAATGAGACATTTGAGGAATTGATTCAGTGGATCTTGACGGACCGCTTCATTCCTCTGTCGAGTTACAGTGTCAGACAGCTCCAGGAGTTCACTGATGACTTGTATCCTGAGATCAGAGCACGTCGTGTCCCTATTAACCCGACTGTTAACTCTGGTTCTGCGGAATATCTTCCCATGCAGGCTCTTTATAACAAAGAATCTCGCTTGGAGCCAGGTAACGAGAAATATCTCCAGGACAATCTCTCAGCCATTACACATAAGCTGAGCACAGACGATTCCTCTGTTATCCAGACCAAGGACTTAGAGTCCTCGATGATCGACTATACGGATGCAGTGCCTGATACTCTTCCTGAAGTGCTCTTGCGGCAGTGGATTTATATGTCCGGTTCTGGTCTGTATAATGTGGCTGTGAATTTCAATGACCCAGAGACAGGCGATCCCATATCCCTGCTTTCGAAAGACGCATTGATCTATTATTGCTATGTCTACATGACAGCTATGGGCAAGGAGCCTGAATTTGTTCCCGATATCGTCAACGTCAAGTATCGACTGCATCCAAGACCACCTGTGTCTTTGTTGTACCGAGATGTACTCAAAGACCGCTTCCTGGATTTGAAGGATATCGCCAATGAGCTGGTTAGCGCTCAGCCCATTATCACCCAGTGCTTTTCTATTTCAGCGTTTTTCAAACTGAATTACAAGATCTATGAAGAGTGCCAAAAACAATGGAAGCTCAAAGCCAGTATTAATGATCCTCTCAAGCGCGGTATCGTCGCTAAGATGATCTCCAGACTCTTTGGGATCACCTGTCTACAGATGGCTCCTCCTAACACAAGCATGGGTGCCTGGTTGGAAGAGAAGGGATTATCTAAGTTCGAGGGAACCTATCAAGACGGCTTGAAGTATTGTCAGACCATTTTTGCTGCTGCTACTGGATACATTGTCGACGACACTAAGAGTCTTCGTAATATCCAAAAAGCGATGGTGGAGATGTTTACGCAATTGTCGAGCTACTCTATCCAGGTCATTCGTGAGATCAATGACTCCGCCGTGATACCTTTGAACTGGGCTGCTATTCGTATCGGGGTCGAAGGTCAAGACGGTAGTGATGATGTGAATATCACCGCGCCAGTCAGAGTGCAAGATGTGGAACAAACCTCGATTGATGATGTCGTTATCGATGACAACGGAGACCATATCCTGGTCGATCGGGACATCTTCATAGAGGACGTAATTCTTAGAGACCCGATCAGTGTGAAAGTTTGCCAAGGCGAAGGAAACTCCGTCTTTGATGTATCGATTCAGTTACCTCGTCTGACTGTATCCGATCCATTGAGCACCACTAATCAAAACCTGCCGTTTCAACCAATGGAATACTACGATGCGTTGACCCAAGAGCAACGACAGAGTATTGCCGATTACTTCTTAACAAGGAATGCATAATGGATAAGTCCGTACGTACAGCGATTGGAGCTAAACTCCAAACTGCACAAAAACTCAAACTCCCCTACACGTTCGAGCCCAATTCGGTAATGAATGCTCAGCTGAATATTCTTCCCAATGAAGTACCGGCTGAGACTCCCTGGTGTCAATACGTAGCTATCGGTATCGGCGGTATGGCAGTCCAGCTCTTGGACAACAATCGCCGAGTGGAGTTCCAACCCATTCCCCATGACCCTCGTCACACTGGCATGTACGAACAGATCCCATTTGTCGTGCGACCTGTGACTGCCGACTTGGAAGTGGCTGAACGAGCACGGTTTCGCTTGCGGCGCCTGCGTGAAATCAACGGCATCTTGTATGCTGAGTATTTCCTGCGCAAGATGGACTTCACTGACACTGTGGTGAATCTGGAATACCGACAGATCATTGATGGCCAGGTCAAATCGGATATCTGGCACCCCAGCGCCGACGACCAGTATCCAGTTGCTCCTCGTGTCAATCCCGGTCAAGTTCTAGTTACCGGTGACGACTACGTAGCCTCTTCGGCAAAGAACACTTTCCGTTTCTCTAGCTGGGATATGCAAGAGCTACTGAACGTAGGTCGTGTGCTATTCCAATCGGAAGCTGCGATCACTTTGACAGAACTGGCAGTGTGCTCCGGTGTGGACTTTCAGACACGTTATGACTTCAATGGTCTGAGTCTGCCATTTACTGAAAGTATCGGCACTCAGATCACTGACTTCGTCTCTACGCTGATTCCTGTACAGTTCCAGCAGTCTGGCGCAACAGTGAATCTGGATATCGGCAGCACTGAGCCTTTGCTGGCTATCAAGAACGCAACGAGTGCCAATCGTAGCAGTCTGACCCAAGGCTAAACGCTTAAAAAAGCAAACATATGAAACCTAGCAAGCTCCTTTTTTGGAGCTTGCTAGGAATTGTATGGTACAATTTATAAAAATGAGGTGTTAAGGTATGCCGTTATACGTAGATGATAACTGGAAGACATTTAATATGCTCTGCATTGACCCAGGTAAACATCATCTTGGGGTATCGGTTCATGAACTGAACACACGCACTGGAGCATATGAAAATATTTCCATCCACAGCATCGCAGTGGATAAGACTTATGGTTCAAGAATCTTTGATCGAGAGTTTGTTTCTGGCACAGACATTAATCTAGGACGTATTCGCCACCATATTCAACAGCTGTGTTATGACTACGATGTCAAAGCACTGATGTATGAAGCGCCGTTCTATAATCGTTTCATGCCTGCTGCCTATGGCTCATTGTGCGAAGTAGTTTCTTGCATACGCCAAGCAGCTTTAGATGAAAAGCCCTATATCCTGATCGACTGCATGTCTCCGCAGAATGTCAAGAAAGGAATGGGAGCCGGTGGTACAAAGGGTAAGGAGATTATGTACGATAAAGTAACTGCTTGCGAAGAAATGATGAGTGTATTAAGATACCCAGTCTCCGCATTGACAGAACACTGTATCGATTCACTTGCAATTGGATGGAATGCCAGAAAGACAATCCTGGCTCCTATGGAAGGATGGAAATTATGTTGACTTCATTGAGTCCTGTAGCTTTTCGAAATGATGAGCGTTTGAATATGCTCAAAGCTTTTGTCATTGGTTTCATTTTCATTGCTTTATTCAGTTTTTACGGCAATGTCAGTGAGACTATCTCTGGTTGGTTCGGTAACTCCAAGGCTGATCTCATCGAAAAGAACGTCACCCTGGACAAAGACAACAAGCAGTTGATCGAAATCAATAAAGAGATCGAACAAGACCGAAAAGTTGACAACGAGATAGCCAAAGAGCAGATCAAAGACATCATTGATTTACAGGAGACAAAAAAGAAGACCGCTGACCAGGTAGCTAAAAAGAAAAAGGCTACTCAGGTAAAGTCTGATACCATTCAAAGCTCTGATAAAACAGAAGCCGAGAAAGATGTAGAGCATGCTACGATGATCATCGAAGATATCTGGGCGTCGCACTGCGAAGTATTTACTTGCGTACAAGGAAAGTCAAATGTTTAAATTCATCACCGTGATTTTTGTCTCTTTGTTTCTGGTAGCTTGTGGAACTACGGCTCCCATCGTGGCCAAGACAAAGAAAGAAGCTGTCGTTGTGCCTGATAGCTTCTTCAAAGAGCCAGATGCCCCGACTCCTCCTGACCGTGAGGCTTACATCAAAGCCAATCCGAAAGAGCGAGAGACAATGCTAGCTCAATATATCCAAAGCCTACACGGAGTGATCAAAGACTACAAGGACACACTCAAGAGTGTCTATGACTCCATGAAGACTTCGGAGAAACTCATCAACGAAGGAACAAAGCCATGAGTGTGACTAAAGAAGAAACCGAAATCACCTTGTATGCCAAACTCGATGATCCTGAATCTCTCAAGGAAGCAGAGAACATCGAAGATCATGTCCAGTTGGAGGTGATCGTTGCAACAGGCGCCAAGACTCGTGTTCGTAAGATCGTCCCAGTCAAGGGACAAGACGCAGAAACTGGTGAACGGTTCGAGTACACCATCAAGCAAAAGCTGCCCGACGACGCAGGTGTTCCTTCCTCTTTGGAAACCACTCAAGATGTGGACCGTAACTTCTATGTGAACTTCGCAGGTATTGCTCATCGGGCTATCGTCAAGCGCCGCTATTCGTTCCAGGGAGCTGCTCCCAAGATGAATGAAGAACTAAACTTGGCTTTGCCAGCAGTCAAGTACGAGGTGGATCAGTTCATCAATCCCAATACCAAGAAACCTTCCGAGTGGATCAAGATTGATATTGAGATTGACGAAGTGCTCAAAGCACTGCGTGAGCAAAACATCGACACCACTGGCCTGAAGCAAAGATTCAATCTTTCCAACCTTCCATTCATCGCAGCTGATATGTTCTCTCCCATGAACATGGATGAGCAGCAAAAGAAGTTGCTTGGCGACCTTTGGGAAAAAGAGTTTGCACAAGTTCTCGCCCCTGAAGTCCTGGTCAAACCCAAGGAGGATCAAGGTATCCAGCAACCACTCAATAATCCGCAGGCTGCCCAAGCGACTGAACAAGTCTCTAAGCAGGAAGATCAACAACCCAATGATCCGGCTCGCGGCGACACATGGAGCGAAGGTGATAATCCCACCAGTGATGCCGGACTAGCACCCGAGGAAAGGAGTGATGGATAAGAGTCACTAACTCCCAATGAGTCAACAAGAACCAACAATCAAGCTCAACGACTTGATGGCTAAGTTCTACAATATAGGAAAGCGTGACTATAGAGGCAAAGTCTATGACAACGTGATGAGTATTTTTGACGAGCTTAGTCTTGAGGAACAAAAGCATTTTCTACGAGGGTGTCTGGGATTGTATATCGCAGCGTCTTCTTCGGTCATTCATGATCAAGAGCTTATCGACATTGGTAACATTGACGACATGCTTAGGGAGATCAGATACGCCAAAAGAGCCAGGGAGCCCTCGATGGAACAAGACACAGTCAAAGATGTGAAGAAACCAGAGCCTACCTCTGAGGCAGGACAGCTCACAGTTTTCAAAGCTGGGGCTATCGCCATCTTCTTCGTGGTACTTATGCATTTGCTCTTGATCGCAAGCACGGACGATCCGGATGCGATTCAGACAGCTAAGGTGTATAAGAACATGTTCGACATCATTCAAGTTTTCGCTAAATGACGAAACAAACGACTATAGACTCTGCTCCCACAAGGGAGCAGAGTCTATATCTTTATGTCGTTTTCTTTTTGCCAGTGATGTTGAGCATATACCCATCGGTGCGCAGGTATGGCTTCCATGTCACCCAATGATCAGTCAAGACCTTCACATTGCGTGTGGGTGCAGTGTTGAAAGCAAACTGCTTATACCAAGCATCAGCCACTCGCAAAGCCCAATACTGAGTCTCCTGGATCTTGGAGTATTCGACTTGCTTACCATAACCCATGACCAAGGGATAGTCGGGCTCTTGGTAAGAAGTGATCAGACCAGGAATATTGCTGACTCGCACATGAATGCGATCGTAATATAACTCAGGAGTATCGACGATCGCGATATAAGTCTGAGATAGCTGCAAGTATGCTGAGATGACTTCGTCGCTAAGCAAAGACTCCTGTACGAGAGCATGGTCTTTGTTTGTGTCAAGTGACTCCAATTTCAAGCTACTCAGATCGATCTCTTTGCGAGATTCAAAGATACGCTGGAAATAAGGAAGCCCTTGAATATTCAGCACCCATGAAGTTGGTGAGTTTGGAAAGAACACACTCTCTTCTGGCTGGATCATGTAACCACCCAAGATAAAGATGATCGATTTACCTTCTGCCTCTGGGGGTAAATTAATAATGACACCTTCTCGCAAAGGAGCACCTTCAGTCAACGACATGAAGTCTTCAGCAGTGAGCTGACGCTCTTCAATAGAGCCAATGTCCAAGAAGCTAACAATCCCTGTGTGAGAGCATCGCTTCATGGCAGCGGTGACACCACCATCCAAGATAAACGCTTTGGTGCCATCATAAGCAGTGCGATGATAATACCCATTGACTTTTGTCAGGCAGTGGGTATGGATCAAAGACAAATTAGTTTGGTATTGAGGCCGTGTCAAAGCCAAGTCTACCAGTTCAGTGACCGGCATGGCTTCTGTGTAGCCGTAACCCGCTTTAGCCAATTCGATCTTATAGCCCGACAAAATAGCATTGGCGTACTTAGCGGAAGCGAGATCTTTGTTAGGAAGCTCTGGAATCGTCTCCAGTGTCACTCCTGACATACTCTCTAGCCATTGTCCGACAGTTGAACTAGATGTAGCAAGGGCAGTTCGGTAGGCGTCCATAGGTACGTAAAACTGATTACCAGTGATGGATTCTTTCACAGTCAGATACGTTTGACGGTATTTGGTATACATCAAACTCAAAGCCATATCAACCACATCCGTGGTCTGCCATTGAGCGCTAATCGATGTTGTGAGAGACAAAGATGTGATATATTGATACATTGCGTTAAGTCCAGATCTTATGGTGTTTTAGGAAATTTGCCTAAAATTAAACAATTTTGTTATTGAAAGACAAGGAGTAAATGATCCATGGCGGTTGTCAATTACCCAATAGACTATACAGGAACAGCCGCGAGCAACCTGGTAGTTAATGAACCTCAGGTTCTGACCATCATCAATGATGATCCGTTCAGGTATTTCATACCCAACTTCGCACCATTTTATGTCAACAACTTCAAGATTGTCGGCAAGAATGCAACCGGTGCTGATATCACACTCAAGTACGGCATCGATTACGATTTCGACCTGAAGTACATTGGCGCAACCCGAGCCATCGGTCTGACTGTCTATGGTGGTGTAACCATCATCAACAAACAGATCCAAGGAACGGTCTATGTGACCTATCAATGTTTGGGTGGTAAGTACTCAGCGGATAGAAACTATGTGATCCAAACGATCGCAGAGAATAACTACAATCCACGCATGGTGGCTTGGGATCAAGTCACTTCGATTCAAGAGACGTTTCCTCCCACTCCCCATGCTCAAGATCTGGATACGTTCACTGGGTATCGGGACCTGATTGACTCGATCAACGGCTTGACTGCTAAGATCGGCACCACTCCTGATCCTCTCAAGGACCTTCTGTACAGGCACATCTTGGATGAAAACGATCCTCACAAGACACTGCGTCTGGTGGGCGATACATATGCTACGAAGGAATATGTGCAAAATACGATGCGCAATCACATCGACAACCCCGACCCCCATCCTCAGTACTTTAACCTGGCTCGTCTCAATATGTTCGTTGAAAATCGCTACAAAGACAGCCAGCCTGTCGAATTTTTCAAAATGAATCTGTAATAGAAGGAATTCATCATGACCGTGCAAGCATGGAAAACCAATATCGTACAAATCAGCCAATGGGTTCCTGTGGCTGATGCTGCTCCCGTGGGAGGCATGACTGTTAACATCTGTGTGGTTAACAAAAACACTGAACAGGCAGCTCATGTCGATGTCGCTGTATCTCGAACCATGGGTGTTCCTGATCTAGCGGACTATATCGAAGAATACACTGAAGTTCAGCGAGGAACTCCTCTGATCCGAACCGGTGAACCCATCGGTGAAGGAGAAACCGTTTATGTTCGAAGCGACACCCCGAACATCAGTGTTCGAGTAGCAGGCTTTAACAAGTTGTAAGGAGAAACAAATGGCGCGTTATAATGAAATTCCCTGTGGCGGCGGATCCGGAGGTCCGACGACAGGCACCAACTTTTTGAAATCAGTCAACGGCTTTATTCCGATCTCCACAGATCTGACAGCCACAGCCAATAACCGTTACTACGCCACGGCATCGTTGACACTGACTCTACCAGCAGTGGCTGACAATGGTGACAGTGTCACACTGTATCGCGAAGTGGGCACTGAGCTTACCGTAAAGGTATCGAATAACTCCACCATTTTGACGTCTCGCGGTGATTACGCTATCGTCATCGTGGATGTTCCAGAAGAGGTGATCTTCTCTTATTCGTTCGGTAAGTGGATGGTCTTGTAAACAAGGAATAGAAATGGCAACTATACGTCTAAGCACTATTCGAGCTGAGCAGCGACCCATGGTCGGTGTCTCTCTCGATGGTCCAGCCTCCGTGACTGCCGGAACCAGCGCAGTTTACACGATCACCGACTACGACACCTTCAGTGCATACGCAGTGACGACCACAGTAGGTACCGCGTCAATATCTCGCGATAAGATCACACTGACCATTCCTCCTACAGCTATTGCCACCCAGACTACATTGTCGGTAAGTATCAACAAAGTAGCTCGGGAATTCATTGTTTCCCTGAAAGCCGGTAACACGATTGCTCGTCCAAGCATTCAGTCACCAGTCACAGGAACTACAGGTATCAGTACCAGTGTGACACTCCAGGCGTCCTCTTTTGCAAGTCTGCCTGTCGGCTCCCTGACACACACGGCTAGCAATTGGATGATTGCATTGGATACTGGATTCACCAACGTAGTGAAAACGGAAACAATCACTACTGGTGATTTGGATGTTTTGACAGCAGACCTTAGTCTGAACACCAAGTACTATGCCAGGGTTCGATATATCAGTAACTCTGTGACGAGTGAATGGTCGAATGTGATCAACTTCACGACGACCAGCACATATGTACAGAAACCTGTGGTCAGCGCCCAAAATGGACAGACGACTAACATCGGTATCGATCCGACATTCGTCAGTTCTACGTTCATCGCTGTCCCAGCTAACAGTGACACACATATTTCATCGACATGGATTGTACGTAAAACTTCAGACAATTCAATTGTTTACCAGGTCAGTAATTCGACAGCTAATAAACTGTCCGTAACTATACCTGTCAGTAGCCTGGCGGTCTCCACTAGCTATTCGATCGAAGTCAAGTACACTGGGCAACTTGGTGTAAGTGCATTCAGCGATAAGCTGACTTTCACAACAGCATCTGCATTTGTTCCTACGGTAGTGGGTACAGCCTATCAGGGTGGCTATTATGCTGGGCGAATCAATATCGGTGGTATACTCTACGCTTTGATTGTCGCTCCTAAGTCCGGCGGTGAGACGAGTATTAAATGGACCGATGATGCAGTTGCGACTTCGCCAGTTAACATGAATGACGGCTTGGCCAACACCAATCAACTGGCCCAATTCTCTTCCACCTATCTCATCGCAGCTTGGGTGAAGGGGTTGAGCATCGGTGGCTATCGCGACTGGTATATCCCGTCGGTAGATGAATTGGAAATCTGCTATCGTAATTTGAAACCTACAAGTTCAAATAACATAGTGCAGTCTTCCGGAGGCCCCCGTGGCGCCATGGGATACAATCCTTCGTCTATTCCCTCTGGACCTGCATATACGACTACATCTCCGTCTCAAACAACGAGCACGCTATTCAAGACTGGAGGTGCCCAGGCGTTCAATGCAACCACACCTTATTGGACCTCGGTTTACGCCGGGCAGTCGCCGCTGCCTTCTGGCTGGAACCAAGAGTTCACATACGGTCAACAAGGAAAAGCGGGCATAGCAACCGCTCAGCTAGCACGCGCTGTGCGCCGAGTTCGCATCAGCTAAAGACTACTATACACTACCGGGGCTTTCGCTCCGGTAGTGTATAGATAGTTTAATTGTTATGTGGTCCGTGTCCACCCTTGAGATCACTGTAGCCATAGACAGTCAAGCCGCTACGAATAATTACGTCGCTTCCAAACTCAGCCTTACCTCCACCTTCACCTGCCATGGAGATACCACCGACGACACCGATGTTCTTCTTGAAGGTGACGTTGTCTTCAAACGTCGTTGGTCCTTTGACGTTGACTGAACTAGCGTCTACATTCATCCCACCTGGTGCTTTTACATTCACCACACCAGCGATGGTTTCAACCAAGCCACCAATTGCGTCTTGCATAAAGACACGATTAGATTGACTCTCAATACCTGCTTTGTTTCCGACAGTGTCCTCCAGTATCGCGAAGCTGTCTTTACCAGACATAGTCAGTTTATAACCAAATGCCTCGCCATCGGACGTAGTTGTACGAATAATCAAAGCTTTACTAAGAGTGTCAAAATCGATGTAGTAGAGACTATCTAAATCCACTACACCCGATTGACCTGCTCTGATATTGGATGCTCCAAAGATGATTCGCTCCACTCGGCGCAATTCTGGTTCTGGATTGATCGTCTTCCAAAACAATTTACCAGTATCCTTGTAGCGGTAGAGTTGCACACTCTCACCTGCTCTGACCATAGGAGATGTCCAGATATGCTCAGCGTCACCACGCAGCCAGTCGGCTTCCTGGAACTGAGATTCATTGCTGGTCTCAGTCTTAGCATTGCCAAAGGAGTCCGTAAAAGAAACCTGAGCAGTCTTATCCCCGTCTGAAATGGAGCCGCTAGACATGGTCAACTTACCTGAGGGCCACGCTAAGATGGTATCGACACCAAACGGCTTATCCTTAACCACTAGTCCGATGCAGTAAGGAACATATCCGTCAATTTCAGTTTCATTAGTGCTTGGTTGCATATCCAATACCTTTTTGTAAATGCCACAGTATGCTTCGATACTATGTAAAATATTCGAATGAGGGAGTGCGTTATGTCAATACTTAATTTTGAGTTATCAGGGTGCACCCGGTTATCCCTGAGAAACATCAAGACAGTCAAAATGACTCCGGCTCAAAAGCTCCAGATGATCTTGGGTACAAATGGTTCAGGTAAATCCAGCCTGCTCCATGAACTGTCACCTATCGCATCTAAACCAGCTAATTTTGAGCGAGGAGGTTATAAGAAGATTACCTTGCATCGTAAGAATTCCGTCTATGAGTGCATGAGTGATTTCACAGGACCTAAGAACAGGTTCTATTTAGCCCAGGATTCCAAAGTACTCTACGAGGGTCATTCCTCGGAGATGTATAACTCTTTAGTCGCCCAGTATTTGAAAGAAACACCAGAAGTCCATGCTATCCGAACCGGCAATCGCCGACTGACGACGATGGATACAGACGCCAGACGCAAATGGATAACTAAATTATGTCCACAGGACTATAGCTACGCCATTGGTTATTACAAACGTCTAGGCGAAGCCACACGAGATCTCTCGGGAGCTATCAAACGCATCAATACTAAACTGATGCAGGAGAAAGCTAAGTTGATTGATGAAGACATGGTGATTCAGCTCACCAATGAAATCAATGAACTGAACAAGCAACGCCTAGAGATGATGCAATACTGGCGGCCTCGGTCTGAGAGCTTTGAGACCATCATGCAAAAGATTCGCATGATCGATCAAGACCTCCAGCATCAGAGTACAGCAGTTGCGACTAGTCTGAAATCTTACTCGAATACGCCTGGGTTTCAGGACACTACCCAGGTCTGGACAAAGCTGTCTGAACTACAAGCTCAAAAGGCGGTAATTGAAAACGAGACTTCAGTTTTGTTCGAACAGATCGAAGAGATCTATAGCAATCTACGTCAAGCGCAAGATGCCTCGGTTAAAGATGTGTCCCAATTGAACTCAGAGTTAGCTGAAATCGCCAGAGGGCTTATGAGCCTGTCTGATAACTCGGACTGGGGTAATACAGGAGAAATGGCTTTGGCCTCGTACGACGGCATCTACGGGCCTTTCAGTGCCATCTTGGATGAACTAGAGCCAGACCCTGAACTGAAGTACAGCAAAGAGAACTACCATGACCGTAAAGAGCAGCATAAAGTCCTGACCTTGCATATTGCTGAATTGGAAAAGATCTCACGAGCACTCAGCGAGAAGAAAAGTGTGATGCTCCATCAAAAGGAACAGAACCACACTGAGTGTCCCAAGTGCCAACACGTATGGAGCAAGGGTTACGATGAGGCGATCTACAAAGATGTCTGCGAACGCTTAGATGAAAACCAATCACGTTTGACCGAAGCTAACCAAAAGGAGACTGAGTTATTCGAGTTCTTGGAAAAAGCAGCACGTCAGTTGCAATTGCTTGATCGACTAAGCGGTATTGCTATGAGTACTCCGCTTCTGGGACCGATTTGGACTTCACTGATCTCTAGCAAGATGGTGAGAACCAATCCCCGGGGAGCATTGGAGATGTTCAAACAAGGTCGCGGTGACATCATGAACGCGATCGAATACAAACGACTGAATGACCAAAAGAAAGAGTTGACTGAAGCCAAAGAGTTAGCCCAGAAAATGTCTGGAGTTAACCAGCAAGAGCTAATCACAAAGAAAGAGTTGATTGAAGCGGAGCTTTTGACTAAGCAAAACCTCAATCGAGAGCTGACCATACAAATTGATAGTCTTAAAACCATTATCAAGAACATGGAGCTGCATCAGAACTTTGTTCTCAAAGCTAATGACGCACTCAGCAAACGCAATCAGCTTATACATGATGCGGAGCTGGCTAACCAGCACGAAGCGATCAATGAGATCGTGATGCATCTGGACATGATCATCAACTCCAAGCAAAAGCTGATCAGTCAAATTGACACCCAAAAGGGAATCATCGCCTCTTTGGAAAATGAAGTCAAGGAGTATGTGACGAAAGAAGCAGCCATGAAGGCAGCTATGAAGTCTTTGTCTCCAGCCACTGGTCTTATTGCAAGAGGTTTGACTGGTTTCATCAATCACTTCATCGCTCAGATGAACGCCATCATTGAGAAGGTCTGGTTGTACCCACTGGAGATTCAGCCTATCGCCATGGATGACGATAAGCTGTCTTTGGATTATGACTTTGCTTTCACAGTGGATGGTAAGAAAGCGGGAGACGATGTAGATCAGGGCTCTGGTGCTCAAAAGGAAATCTTTGATCTGGCATTTATGCTAGTGTCGATGATTCACCTGGGTCTGCAAGACACGGAGATCTTCCTCGATGAGTTTTCCATCAAGATGGATTATGCTCACCGCAAGGAAGCAATGAAGATGGTGATGGATCTTCTTAACAACTCCGACTTCTCGCAGATTTACATGATCTCCCACTATGAAAGCAGTTACGGAACACTTAGTAACGCAGACATCACGGTGCTGTGCCCTGAGAATATCCTACTGCCTTCTGATCTGAAATACAATACCCATTCAGAAATTGTGACATAAGCACCTACTACACATAGTCCGCGAGGACTATGTGTAGATGGGTTTATTTGCTTTCGATGTAATCTTCCAAAGCCTTGATACGAGCTTTTTGTTGTTCGATCACAGCTTGAAGTTGCGCCACTTGTGCAAACGCAGTCACATTGCCGTTGATGGTGACCAGACGGTCAGCAACGATTGTGTCTGCCAGCTGTCTCTCGATAGAGCGTACGTCACTGGTTTGAACTTTGTCCACCTGCGACTCAACACCTAAGCGTTGAAGGGTGAGTTCTCTCAGTTCACTTTCGAATGCAGTTGTGTTTTGGTCCACGGGAAATGGAGGAAGGAACAACTGTATGACGTAAGAGGCAAAATCGACACCGTCCTGAATAGGATACTTACTGATGTACCTTGCGGGTACATAGATACTGTAGCCTTTATCATTACGCAGCGTAACGATCTGCATATCAAGAGCAGCATCTTCCAGATAGTCGTCTTCCGTTAGTTGAACGGGAACATAGACCACCGAAAGAGGATCTTCACCTGCCGCCAGATACGCTGAGATGGTTCGAACAGCGATGCATTCGTAGACCTCATTGTTCTCTGTCGTGAACGGTGCCAAGAGAGTGTAAATCCCTTTGGTTCCGATGCCTGGAACTTGGTATTTATACAGTTCAGTCATAAATACCTCACACCACTTCCAGCAAAGACTTGCGCAGCACCACTAGGTAGTTGGCCTTGTTGAAGTTACCCGACAGATATGTCAGATTACCACGCTTGACTCGGCGGAAGCCTTGAGAGATGGCACTGGTGTAGTTAGCAGTTTCGGCTTCCGATACCAGTCGAATCATAAAGTGCACCCACTCCTTTGTCAAAGGCTGCATGCGTTCGAAGTCTGGACTAGATGTATCGACGCAGATATAGTCTTTCCACAAATCAGCCAGATTCTTTTGGTCATCCATGTTGTTGTAGCCATTGACAGCCACCACGCTCACAGACTTATATGTCACTGGGAAGATATTGACGTTTTGTTCAATAAATACCTGAGGATAGAAGCTGGTCCATTCCACTGCCTTGGTGATAGCCTCTCGTGCAGGTGTGAACGGAGAGTACAGCGCTGTCAGATTGGAGACGTTAGGAATCGACAGGCGGTCCCAGCGTGGGTACATCACGAATTCAGTACGTTTGAAGAGTTCAGGGAAGATGGGTTCCCAAGCTGTCTCCGGATAACCTGTTTCTGTCACTAGTTTATCGATGATCGCATCTTTGACAGCATCTTCGCTGTTACCGCTTTCACCGTAGACCAAAGCAATCCAAGTTACTGGAATCTTCTGTGTGGGATTGACACGGTTGACAAAGTCATACTGGAAACTCAGGGTGTAGGTTTCAGGATTTCCCTGCTTCTCTACTTGAGCCTGTGCCAAGAGTTTATTGAAAGGCCAATCCGCTAGTTTATTAACAGCTTGTTGCCAGTTACCCGCGAAGTCAGCCAGATCAGGAAGAGGATTAACGATGGTGATGTCGTAATCAGGATACTCAGCCTTAAAGTATTCATCGGCTGTCCAGACGTGATATGTGTTAGCTACTGCACCCTTGGCTGTGAAGCTGACCCAAGCGGGGAGTTGTACTGAAGAAGTTACCTGGAGTTCACCAAAAGACAACTCCTGGATTTGTTCAAACATCTCTGCTTGGACGCTGTTGCGAAAATCTTCTGGATCTAGGGGCAGCGGATGCGTGGTCGCATAGCGGTAGCATTGATAAAAGACTTCGATAGCCAAAGACGACTCAGCAGTGGTCAGAGTGACATCTGCGCCAGTGGTGTCATTGGTGCTACTGAAGCTCACTAGTGTGAAGTCGGGTCGGGTAGCACTAAAGTATTCGCCTTTGGTCTTGCTGTAGGTCCTCGACCATGTAGAGAGTTCACCTACCTTAGCAATAACGCCAGGGGTGTTGTCAATCAAATTGGAGATCGACATAAAGCCCAAGATATTTTTAGCCACAGTCACATTCCTTTGTTAAAGTTGAAGAGGTTATTCATTATGGGATTCTTACCAACTATCCTACGAGAAATTCTTTCCGTTCTCAAGCTGGACTCAGAAGTAGAAGTATCTAAGCTGGACAAGCAAAAGATGCTGATACGCAAAGCCTTGACCATCTTGACAGTGACGACTTTAGTCATGATGACTTATCGTCTCATGATCGTCTCTGACGAGTACGCCAAGTACCGCAAGGAACATGAAGAATTGCTCGAAACATGCAAGTCAAAAAATAACCGAGACGGTCCATCAGATAGCGGAACCGGCATATCCTTAAAGGATAATTGGTTGAAAAGAGGGTCGACCGAAACAACAGAAGTCTGCTTGACTTCTTGGTGTTAAAAACAAATAGGGACTTAGAAACAATGAACACTGAAATAGTGCTGGACACAAACAAAAAGTGGATGATGGTTGCATATACTGACGGAGGTTGCCGCCCTAATCCGGGTAGCATCGGTTCTGGTGTCCATGCATTCATCGCTGAGGACGTCGAAGACACCAAGATGAAACCCTTGAAAATAACGAAGGATGATATCACTCGATATTTTCTTCCGACAACTCAGGGGTATCAGTATTGCTCCAAGGATGGAGTGCTTTCGACGTCTTATCAAAAGAAAGGCATGGTAGTCAAACCTTCGTATGTCGTTGAGTTGGCGGAGTCCTTTTCCAATGTCTATACGAACAACTATGCTGAGGCTAACGCAGCGCTTAATGCTTTGCGATTAGCGCGGCGATACAATGTGGATTCTGTTCACATCATCGCTGACTCGGAATATGTACTCAAGGCCATCTCTGTTTTCCGAAGCAAATGGGAAGCAAACGGTTTCATGACCCAACAAGGACTGCCTGTTAAGAATCAGGAAGTTCTCAAGGCAGTGTTCAAGGAATACGATGCCTGTGTGCATATGGGTGTGATTGTGACTCTGGCTTGGATCAAGGGACACTCTGACCATCCAGGCAATCATGACGCTGACCAACTGGCAACTATCGGTGTTATTAAATCCCAACAGGGTATGGATGACTCCGGCATCAAGACATACACACACAAGGAATACTGGGAACCCAAGAGAGATCGACATCCGCTCATGAGCTTGAAACGGATGTACTTCAATCGCCACGCCGAGCGCAATAGGCCCGGTGTGTACTATATGGGTGATCCTGGTAAAGACGACGCACTGATCGGCAAGCCATTGCCTGAAACAGTCTACGCCGTCGTTAAACTGAAAGAACCTGACCCGATCGTTGAATCGGTTCTCAAAGCCCAAGGTCGATACGAGCAAGAGTTCAATGTAACAATGATGATGAAGATGGAATCAGTCTTTCAGCCTGACGCCTTCAGAATGATCAGTGCCCATAAGGAACACTGTATGCTCAAGGACTTGAAGAGTTCAGGGGTTGTTCTGCCAGATGGCCGTCCGATGACCATTGAGCGCAACCCTATCGGCATCACTATGCGTGCCGTAGACGCTTTGAATGCACTAGAGAGCATCTTGGACAGCTACGAAGTAAACACAGGTATCTCTGATCTCGGAGATCCCGCTAAGCATCTGGAATTCACCATCAATGATGTCACTGAACACTTCTATGATATCGTCACCAAAGGCGATACAACAAAGAAGGTATTCAAGAAAGATATCGTTGTTGGACAAAAGGTTTTGGACGTAACTCTTAAGTTTGGTGATATCGAAAGAAAGCTTCCCCTACGACTGGGTCTGGACATCATGGACCGCAATGGCTTGAAACAACTGGAAACAAGTGATCCCGTGTTACATGTCATCACTTGGAGAGAATCTTCGGTTTCCCTCCGATACGCGAGTGTGCTCCTTTGTGATGAAGGACATGCTATTTGGTCCAACTTCTACGCAGATCGAATCATGCTTCCCAAAGCTGAGTAAGATCTCAGAAAATGATAGGTTATGCAGCAAACTCTTAACCCCACAGGAGTTAATTCGCTCACGTTACCCAAACTGCTAATTTCGATGCTGGGCTCAAGACTCAGTGAGCATCTCAAGAGAATCATATTTGTTTTTAGCGTGTACGCTGTTATTGATAAACGCAAGGGCTCTAACCAAGCCATCATCTGTGACATTAATAACACGCTCAAGCTAGCTAAGAATGCAGACATCTGCGTGACTAGCGCGAAAGCACATAATGATATCTGGGCGCACACGAGTATGGGCGGGTCCACTTATAGTGAACTACCAGTGTTGAAAGCTTCCACCTCCCGAGTGGAGCGGGACATGATTGCGCAGTACTATTTGCGCAATTGCCCGGACTGGTTGCGATATGGAGACGGAGATGGCTGTGACATGCGACGCGACCTTCAACGATTGTTCAGCGCCATTGTCACCAAGGACGCATAAGACCACTGACGACAGACATACACCATAGACTCTTGGCTCTTCAGCCAAGAGTCTATGAGTGTTATGTTTAAGCACGCATTTGCTTAGAGGCCATTTCGGACATGATGGAAGTTGCAGCGATAGCTTCCATGATACGGTAGCGCAGAACGCCAACGAATTCCACGTAGCGAGCAGCCACCATAGCTCCTTCAGCAATGGCTGTGGCGGAAGGACCAGATACCTCAGGCATCTTGTCGTCTTCACTGGACTCAACAATCAAATCCAGCAACTGAGAGATACGTTCAGTCAGACCCAGAATGTTCTTGGTGTCCAGAGCCAAACGCTGGCGATTGAGATCCTTCGCCAACTTCACTGCAACTTTGATGTCAGCAGAGCGATCGAATAAAGTGTCAGCTTGACGTAGTGCCGTAGTGCTTTTAGGGTCAAAGAAAGAAGCCAGTCCATCTTTCATGTCTTCCAGGGATTGTTGAAGTTTAGCGTACATCTTGGCCGAGTCTTTTTGGCTCAGCTTAGCGTCTTTGCTAGAGATGAAGATACTCAGTTCTGTGTAGTAAGCTTCCAGGAGAGCAGAAGCGCCATTGATAAAGCCTGTGCCATCTTTGATCAGCCACTCCAGATAGGGGACGTATTTGTCCTTGAAGCCTTCTGGAGTTTGCAGTAGCACATGACCATACTTAGTGAACTTGATATCCCCATCGGAGCTGTTAGCAGCGGCATCGAGCTGGCGAGCGGCTTTATTGATATCGAAATCCACCTTGTCACGCGTCTTGACTTCCAGAATCACATCCTGGATGTATTCCTTGACAGCGGGGATGGTGTTGCGAAAGATGTTGATCACATTGGCGGTGTTGTAAGACTCCACCGTCAGACGCAAAACGGCGCCAGTTGCAGTGCCGTGCGAGGAGATTGTCTTGTCGTTCAGTTGCATGGTAATTGATGACCTTTGTCGATTTATTGATTCGAAATGTCCGAATATTTCCCAGACCACCAAGGCCATATGGAAAGTTTAGTACGTGACGCCATAGTATGAGTTCAGAGCATGCCGTCTAGTTTTGGACAGATAACAAATAACGTAAGTGAGGAATTTTCGTATGTTTCAAAGAAAAGCGCTTCCTGTCAAATCGAATATGCCTACATCCGCAGCAGCATTGATTATGCTCAACATCGGTGCCGGTTTGGATATTCCTACTGGTTCCTTCCTACCCGGCAAACACGGTGAGTTCATGCTCAATGGTGGTCTGGGTATTGTCTGGGGTGTGACAGGTAAGGGCAATAACTTCAAGACAACGATTCTTGAATGGGCCATGGGTCGCGCAGCGGCGCGATACTCCTATGACATGGAGACGGATATCACAACGTACGACACGGAGATGAACAAAGACTCCAATCGTATCTTGCGCCTGCTGCAGCGCAATCCTGAATTCGCTGAGCGCAATCCTTTCGAAGAAGGTATCTACACCATCACTGGCAAGTCCGAGATGTATGGTGACAAGTGGTTTGAAGGTCTGAAGGAATTCTTGCTGGAAAAGGAAAAGAACGCCAAGGCTCTGATGCAGCCTACGCCTTTCTTGTCTGTGGACAAACGCTCCTTAATCGAGATCATGCAGCCTACGTTCAGCTTGATCGATTCCTTCTCCGAATTCGAGACATCTGACATCGCCAAGATCTTGGATGATAACCTTCTGGGTGAAGCTGGCGGCAACACGGTATACATGCGCCAGAACTTGGCCAAGAACCGTCTTTTGATGGAATATCCACGTCTAGGCGTTGGTAATCAACACTATCTTCTGAATTCTGCTCACTTCGGTAAAGAGCTGCAAATGGCCAGCGGTCCATATGCACCTCCTCCTGAAAAGAAGATGAACTCGATGCGTCCTGGTGACAAGGTCAAGGGCGTACCAGATAAATACTTCTATCTTGTGCATTGGCTGGGTCATGCATCCGGTTCTACTGTGCTCAAGAACAAAGACAACGTGGTAGACTATCCCCGTGACACTGATGACAAGCGCGTCGGTGACACTGATCTATGGGAAGTTCCAGTGAACACACTGCGCTCCAAGTCGGGCTCGTCCAGCTGGAGCACTACACTGGTGGTGTCTCAGACAGAAGGCGTTCTGCCATCTCTGACTGAATTCCATATGCTGCGCAAATCTCGCTTTGCCCTGGTCGGTAATGATCAGAACTACGTTAACTGCTTCTTGCCTGATGAGAAGCTCTCGCGTTCTGTGATTCGCCGTAAACTGGATGCTTCGGCACAGCTGCGCCGCGCTACCAATATCGCATCTGAGTTGTATCAGATGACATTGTACCATAATGTGATCGAACGTGACATCCTCATGGATGGTCCCGAGTTGTTCGCGAAGATCAAAGAGCAGGGTTATAATTGGGAGATGATCCTCAACCGCACACGCGGCTGGTGGAAGACTTACAATGAGAACCATCCTTTGCTGCCTCTGTCGACCAAGGACTTGCTCAACATGGCCAAGGGTCGCTACCATCCTTTCTGGCTGGAGGCTGACAAGCAAACCATCAAAAAGGAATTCGATAATCCTACAGGTTATCAATTCTACTAAGAAGTAATTAGCTTCAAAACCAAAACCATCTCTTGCTTCATAGCAAGAGATGGACTTTCCATTAACAACACTTTCTTTTTAAACGGAGACTATCATGTCCGAAGTTCAAACCCAAGCCGACGCTATCCGCTCGGAAATCCCCGCCAATCCCTTCGAAGCTGGTATGCGTCTGTATGAGACTCCTCGCAGCGAAGAAGACCGCGACCTGGTTCCTGAGGTGCGTCAGATCCTAGGTGAAGCCGGTATCACTGAACAATCCCTGACAAGCTACTACGACGCCAATCGTTTCGTGCAGGGTGCCGTCGGTCGAGTGCCACTGGTGCAACGTACCCAACTGAACCGCTTCTTCTCGATGGCTATCCAGATCTCTCCTGAAAACACCACAGCCTTGCGTTCGGAGCTGATCCCTCAAGGTCCCACTGACCAATGGGTTGATCTGATCCGCAACAAGGTCGCTCCCTTCCTGGTCGAAAAGAAGCTGATGGAGTAAGACATGGGTAATCGCAGAGCTTATGAACAATTGGTTTTGCAGACTATCGATAAATTAACTGAGCACAAAGAGAACGTCCAGTTCTATAAAGATAAGTTCGCTAGCTTGAAGACAGATGCTGAATTCGAGCAATTCGTGAACTCCATCAGGGATGGCGAAATCTCTTTGACGATCGTTGAGCCTAACTTCTCCAAAAAGCCTGTCAAGTCCACTAAGGAAATCATTGACATCGCTGAGTCGCTAGGTGTTAAGATCATGCAAAAGCTCTATGTCGAAGGTAAGAAGGGGATGCCGACTTACCAGACAGAGGTGGAGTTCCCGGTAATCCCGGTTTATATTCGCCGAGCTTCTCAGTTACTCTCTAAGAAGATCTCAGTGCCTCCGCATACCCGAGTGCGTGACCTATTGACTGGTCAAGTGACTGGGGAGTCCAAGGGAGCTACTGTGTCTGGTCCTGAAAACCAATTACTCGGTGGCATGGGGGCATTGTCCTCGGCTATTGAGATGAACAAGTTTCGGGGCGGTGACTTACGTGGCGAAGCCGCATTGGTAGCCATGCTATCGAAATACGGACGAGCCTCGCAGTCGGTCCTTGATCAATTCGCATCCGGAGTTCAAGCTGCCTCCGCTGTGAAGACTTTCCTAACAGCAGCGATGCATCGGACAAACCTATGATAGCCGCACCTGAGCACGGACAACAGCTAGCATGTATGCTAGTGGAGCTAGATACGATTTACGACACTCGCGCTGGCACTCTTGCCAGAATGGGCAAGGACGTCTATGTCAAAGCTATTGCTCAGGGCTACTTCGGTCGAACAAGTGATCATTTTCCAGATGTAAATAGTGCGGAGTTTCAAAAACTTTACAGAGAGCGTGACGCAGTCACGCTCTCTCGCTCTATGACCACGCAAATCATTTCTTTGATCAAAGATTTCGTAGCCCGAGTGAACGTAACGTCGCTGTCTGCTCCTGTCAAGAAAGTTCCCAGAATAGATATCAACATCTATCCGTATGAGATCCCGGAGCCGATCATTGATAACATCGTCAAGGCTCTTAAGGCCGTGATCAATGACCGAGTGGAAGTGGGTTGGGTGAGATACTCTCCGGAGGACTTACACTATGACCTACTGAAGCACACCTACGATCACGCCATCATGTACTCGATTGGACCATTGATCGAAGCACAGGCTCAGGATTGGGAAAAGCGCAATCGCGGTATTCCTGACCTGACAATCTTTACTCCCGTTCTATGTCATGCTCCTGATAAGGAGGATGTTCCTGAGGACATCACCGCTATGGCTTCGGAAGTTGAGAGATCTTTGGCCCCTGTTTTGAATGTGATGCAAATTCCCGTTCAGTTTTTCTGTACTGTTTTGGATCCACGCATGTTAGCAGTCTCCAGTGCACCCGAAGGTGCACCGGAGAAAGCATCGGATCAATCTTCTTGATTGTTTTGAGCAGCGCGAGACAAAGCGGTTGTATTAATAGGAAGGGTTCCGCGGTCCATGTGACCGGGTACAACAGTGGGCTCCAGCTTAGGGACCACGCGTTCAGCAACAAGCGATTCACGGTTAGCAGTTGAGCGATGGCTTTGAGCCATACGCACAGCTTCCACCAAGTTTTGAACTTGCTGGGCTTGGCTGACCACGGCTTCCTTGTCGAGCTTGAGTTTCTTGCTCGCCAAAGCACTGCGCGTGGCTCCGTCCATCAGGCTGAGCAAAAATGCCCGGTCATCTTTATCCCCGGGAGCCTTTCCATCTTTGACAAGGTCAGAAATGAATTTCTCTCTCAGCGTATTCATCGACGCTATGATGCGATCGTTGTCATCTAGCTTCGGTGCGTCTTGGTCTTCTGTGTCGGTAATCAAGCTTTGGTTCTCAGACATAGTGGTTCCTTATAAAACCCTTTTGAAAAATATATGTTTCCATATACTTAACATGAAGGACCCCTTCAAGAAAATTGAAAAGGAGAAAATTTATGAAGTAAAAGTTAATCTACCCATTTATGACAAAGTATTGGAAGCTATCGATAAGATCGATCTCGACCGGCTTTTGCCTAGGCGTCCACTGGATACATCGGTTTCTCCGGTGTTTACCTATGGAGACACGTATTGGCGACATCAGAACTACATGGACGTCCTAATTAACTTGATCAAAAATGATCACACGTTAAAGGCCAGACAGATCATGAGTGACCGTCGCTTGTACACCTATGCAACATTCTTCGTAGCTCCTGACAATTGCTATGAGGATCCAAGAACTGTCATACGCATGTTGCTAGCGCAATTCGAAATACTGGCGAACCTCGCACAGGAGATTGATTGCCGACAACACAAAACAGTGACGACTAAACACAACCTCAAGCTCTTGCAAGATTACATACTTGCTGACGCGCTTACGTTTTTGGAGAGTATCCTCCGTGAGCCCAACGACTTACCCGTTCATTAAGTCAGGCACAGCTGATGCTGTCTTGGCTGGAATATGGAGAAAGATCTGTTATGACTTGGATATTGATGACGCCCGGTTAGACGACCTGATCATGGGCTATACCAAGAAAATGACGTATAACGACCCTCAGAAAAGAGCCCAGGACTACGGTAACTGGTCTTCCGATCTGAAGCAAGGTCAAATGACTTGGACTACGTTCTTGCGTGGCCCTCGTTGCTTGAACGTCAAGCGCATGTCGATGGAATTCCGTCTTCATCATTTTCGGTATACCTCAGTGCATACTCTTGTGAAAGAGTACCCGGAGCCTGATGTCCCTACAGAGGACGCAGAGACTTCGGAGACCGTGACAGAGTTGTCTCGGTTCTTGATGCAAATCATGCATGAGCTTGGAGTCACCATCTCTAAGATCAGTGAGTTGCTCAACGTGTTTGTCCGCAGGCAAACTCGTCTAGGTGGCGCTAAGCCATTTCTGAAAGGCAATGTCAAGAAAGAGTTTTTCCACCCTCGACTGTCTTGGGCAAGTTTCATACGTGCTCTGGACTTCTTGACCATCCCGTCTTTTGATCTGAAGATCACACTGGAGTTCTATGGTAGGCGAAAGAAAGTAACCCATCATCGAATGTCGATTGTCATCAACACCATTGAAGACCTTTTGGCCTTCATGGATGAAAGTGAGTTCCTAATCCCAAATGTCACTATTTCTACAACCGAAGATAAGCTTTGACGATCTGTGCCGAAAACTCCATTCGTTGATTGAAAATGAATACGCCATGGAGTTCATCTTTGCAGGAAACGAAACAGCTAGTAACTGGAGAACCCAGGCCACAAAACTGATGACTTTGTGGGGGAACATCTCTCCCGGTGATATGCTCTCTGACGTAGCCCGGAGCAAGATTGTTTCTGACTACATCAATGACCGCGAGTTTCAAGAACGCTGGTACTCCATCGGGGTACGTATGGCTAATTGGATTGAAGCGTCGACTGACATCAAACTGCATTCACTGTGCGATTTCATCAAAGGTCAATTGACTCTGCCAATACATCAGACAGTCCCCGGAGGTACACTGCCAGTACAAATGCTCTCTCCGCGAGTTGAAGCAGGCTTACTGGATGCCAACTGGCTGCGCTCCGAAGAGATGTTCTGGTATGTTTGCCTGATCATGGCTCGAATGAGTCTTGAGCACAGTAAGCTGATGACTGTGTTTGTGGAGCAATCCCAACAGCCTCAGACGAAAAGCGCTATTCGGCGCGAAGCAAAGCTGAAACCAGCTGAACAAAATAACTGACCCTTCACTACCTTAAGACTGGAAAAACATCATGGCTTCTATTCGCGACTCTATCAAAAACAAAGGCAATGTTCAACCTGGCGTGGCCAAGATGCTGGACAAACATCAACAACGTGAAAGTACCCGTGACCGCAATGAGTCGCGTCGTGGAAATGAAACGCGTCGCGCAAATGAGCAATCTCAACGTGGTCGCAATGACAACCGTCGCAACGGAGTGTATCCCTATTTCAAGGACGGTATCGATCACATCAACATCTGGACTCGCGGAGAGACTCCCCTGGGCCGCGCATTGAGCATGGAAGCTCCGATGCATATCGAAACACAATACGGCAAGTTCCGGAACATCTATGCACTGTGGGTGTTCTTGACAACCAAGGGTCACCCTGTGGACATCGCTTCGTGGGATGACACCGAACTGCGCCGTTGGGTTCGGGCTCGTGTTGACATCGATCGCGAAGTGTCTTTGCCCAATACGGCATATGTCTGCATTCAGGAGCTGGCCAACTACATCACTGCTAATAAGGAGTTGGTGAATTCTCTGATCCTTTCGGGTGACGCATTCTTCGATAGCTACATCAACCATGAAGCTCATGGTCCCTTCCCTCACCAGCATCGCGATTGGTGGGTGGGTGGTATCAACTTGATCCGCGCTCAGCTGCAAGCTGGTCAAAAGGTCAACGTCTCGGCTTTCCTGGAAGACGAAGAGAATCCTTACCCCGTGATCGAAGCCAATCAGCTGCCACGCCTGGGTGAAATCGTGAAGGCTCCTTCTAGCAAGGAAAAACCAAAGGGTAAGACCAAAGCTAAGAAAGGTCCTATCACTCAGGAAGAGCGCGAGAAGATGCGTCAGGAGTGCCGCGTGGACCACGAGAAGTTCGTCGAATCGCTGAATACTCCAAATCCTGATCGGACTATGTATTTCAGCACCGAACAAGAGCGCCGGGAAGTCATGATCAAACTGGTCCTCAATCCGAAGACTGAACTGTCCTCGGATATGGCGACAGAAGGCACAGGTCTACCGTTGTTTGTCTGGCTGACTGAAGACGGTCAAGCTATCAAGATGGTGTCCACGTCGATGTTCGGTAATCCTTATCGCAAGGACGCCGGTCAAGTCGTGACTGTGAACGATATGGAGACCTTCTACAAGGAAGTTCGTGAGATGCTCTGCATCCCTGATGCAGTCCCTAACGAACTCATCCATTACTACGTTCTTCAGTCTCCTGAGCCCAAAAAGCCCGAGGAGCAATTGACAATTCGTCACGACGTCGTCAGCAATGAAAGCGATGTGACGCTCTTGCCGATCGCTGAACCAGCAAAAGCTTGGCTCTATCCTGATGACATTACTCCAGTCGCTGAGTAATTGATCCTCCCCCAGTACCCGAAAGGGTACTGGGGGAGATGATCTTTTATTTTTTTTTTGTCGAAAATGGTATGGTCTATCTATTTATAGAAAAGGAGGTAACAGTTATATGTTTCCAGCACAAAGATTTCAAAGCCTAAGCTCAGCCGAAAACATCGGTTTGGCTTCTTTGAAAGACATCAAAGGCTCGGCTGTATATAACACAGTCAGCAACAAACTAGAAGAAGTATCAACCGGTCTCAAAGACTTGGTTAGCTCACTAACAGGCGGTGCTACTCCGCCGCTGGATGAGATCCGTAGTAAAGTCGATGACGGTATTCGCGCAACCAAGGATGTTTTCAGTACCATGCAGGATATGACAAAGCTGTCTCCTGTTGATATTGAAAAAGCCGTAAGCGATATGCTGCCTGCTGATCCGGTACTACAAAACGCTTTTCGTCAGCTTTCCACTCAGTGTCGCGATAATGCACTAGGCACGGTTCCTGGGTTCCGAGGCTTCCAAGACAAACTCAATTGCGGTCAACCAGGTGACGGTCGTTGCTCCTCCTCGCAAGTATCTGGGTTTCTGGATAAGTTCACAGGGGGAGCTATTGGGTTTATCGCTAAGACTCTAACGAGCATGTTGCGTTCATTAACTGCTTTGGCAAACATGGGATACACCGCTGGTCTGTGTAAGATCTTCGGTGCATTGGCCAGCGGTATGCCTGGTTCTGTGGTGCAAAAAGCAGCGGCTAGTACCATGGCTTTAGCAGCAGGTCGCGGAAACATGAATGCGATCTTTGATATCGCCTCGGGGATGGGGTCCTCTATTCCTTCTTTGGAGATACCATCATTGGTGGGTCGAGTCACACAAGGCTTCAAGATACCCAGTAACTATGAATCCAAGGGTAGTAGCGATCTCTATGAGGCAACCATGGAAACCTATTCACTGATTGATCCCAATTACTCTACCAGCTCTACTGGTCTGAAGACCATTAGTAAAATGGCTCCGAGTAATTACAACAGCGAATTTGGAAAAGTTAGCTCCTCGTATTTATCCTCGGGATTTAGCTCCGGTGGTTTGAACACAGTCGTTAGAAAAGATAACGATATGTTAGCCGCTGCTTACATCGGTAGCAAGTCCGTGGCTAAGGTCAATGACTCATTATCTAAATACGGGTTTTAATTATAAACACTAATGCACATAGACCCGATAAGGGTCTATGTGCATTAGTGTCATACATATGACTCAATTAAAACTCTTCGGACAGCTCGCACTGGTCTAGCGGTTGTCTTAAGACTAGTTCCAGGGACTCCTGTGGAAAATGCCTGCATCCAATTCAGTGCTACTGCGTTCTGACTAGAGGCATGATGATAATTTGTATTGAATGCTTCCGATCCTCCTGATATGAAAGGAGATTCGGATGTCTGAGCCGGTGAGGTAGATGTATAAGCTTCTCCAACTGGAATACTGGAGGGATTATAACCTCTGGCTCCATATGGGCCACCTGATGGTCCTACCGAGTTAGCGGTCGTCGTTGGCTTAAAAACACGATAGCACATCTCCAATTCATCCACAGACGGAAGGTACCAATCTGTGTAACCACTGATGTTCAAAGACTGACAGTATTTGGCAGCGGGATGCAGATCCGCGCCAGCAGTGATCATGGCCTGGGTGTTACTCCAGCCATCATTTAAGCTTCCAGTATTAGGAGTATCAGTGTCACTGGTCTTCCATTTAAGACTAATAGTTGACTCCCCCTCTGCTTTAGGAGCCAGCACAAGTGCGTAAGTATCAACACCGACTTTAATCTTTCCTACGTAATAACCGCCTTTATAAATTACACCAGGTGTCTCAGGTAAGACATCTTTAGTAATACTCGTTTGATTCAGTAATGCTTCTAACATATCTTTCCCTTCATAAAAGTAACAACCATAGGATGGCTCCTATACTTGCGGCTTTACGCCGCAAGTATAGGATGGCTCCTATACTTGCGGCTTTACGCCGCAAGTATAGTGTGATTATTGTCGTCCGTAAGAGGTCTCTGCTCCCCGTACAACAGCTTCAAGTACATTACCTGCCCCGAGGGTCAAGTATTGCATCACGCCCTGTGTAGAGGAGTTATAAGTGGCACTAGCCCAGAATGCAGGAGAAGTCCACTTACCCACATTCATTGCCAACTTAGCCAAACGCAAACGCGCAGCGGCCATCGGGTAGATCTGGGTGTAAATATCCTGGGATGCCAAAGTCGCCAGATAGTCAGACAAGATGTTGTCTTCGTCCATGGTGATATCCACATCCCCAAATGTACCGCTGGAGACAGGCATATGCATCACAGAAGAAAGATCAGCTACGGTAAAGGAGACCTCGAAGGCCAATGGGTTGCCACGAGAGTCAAACCCAATGTTCGATCCAGCACCTGCAGTAATACTCAGAGACTTGATCATCCCTAAGCGAATCTGAGCGCGGCCTTTGTCGAAGATCTGGCACAAGAACGGAGCTGTATATGCCTGCTTACCAATCGAGCGAGGTAAGGCACCCGCCATGATCATGCATAGAGGAATATACAGATTCAACATTCGGGACATCGGCGTATTGTAAGTCGCCATCAAAGTCATGGTGTAGGTGGTCTCAGGTAGTTGGACACCCGAATTCATCCAGTGATCTGGGATATCCACAAAACCATCACCCATGATACCCTTGAGGAAAGCACCCATGTCCATGGTTACACCAGCGAGCAAACCAGAGGCTGCATCCATCAGACTGTCTTGAATGTCTTTGACCAAGCCACCGATGATGTTACCCTCAGCCAAAGCGAAGCGTGCTTCGCGCACAGTTGCGGAAGTGCTATTGAGCTTTTGTGCCAATTGAGACTGACCTGTCTGGTTAGAGAAACTAGTAGTCACAGGACCCGTGTAGTCTACGTTGAATGTAGCGAACTGGGAACCCATACGGAATTCAGCATCGAAGTACCTGGCGTAATCTTCGAGCCACGAGGGCTGAGTCTGTTGTCCCGTGGCTGGATCGATACGTGGGTCCATCGAGGTGACCTGAGAGTCAGTCGATTCCGCCTTGTACAGATTTGAAAGTTTCAGTGTTTCATCGATCAAATCAGCTAGTTTAAATTTACCGCCTTTATCCATTACTTTATGCGATCGAGTTCCGTCACCGGACATCTCCCGCATCAAAGTACCAGTAAAGTCAGTCGGAGACCCAGCATCCAAGCTATTGAATTCCTGTGTATGGATCTGGTTAGCTAAGCGCTGCGCTCGGTTAGCGATGGAGTGGATATCGAAGTAGTTCTCTTCGCCGAATACATCAGGAATGATCTTGCTCAAAGAGCTAAGATAGGCTTGGTCAATCGTGAAAGGGCGACCCAGCTTTTGCGTATCGTCCTTATTCATATTAGTGATCTTCGGAAAGATACCCAAATTGATAGCCAGTGTGTTGACCAATGTATTCACTGTCGACCAATACAGATGCATAGTCGGGCGCATGGTGTAGAACTTACTAGTCGAGCGGTTAAAGAAGAATCCAATTACACGCCCAGACAAAATTGTAATAGCGATCGCTGGTGCCGTAGTGACAGCTAAGTAAGTGCCGACATATTTCGCGGCATCGTAGAAAACACTAGGCATGCGACCTGTACGGGCCAGTGTTGACTGAGCTGGGTCAAAAGCTCTCAAGAAATAATTCAGCAAAGAGTTGAACTGAGGTACACCAAAACGCATATAGATCATCTGTTTGGTGTCGTCGATCGCTTCGCTGTAATACGGACCCCATCCATAGTTGCCGCTTGTGTCAGAGGGAGAAGGTATGCGTCGCCCTTCTAGTCGCCCGGGAATAGGGAAGTCACAGTACGGTGTGTATTGTGGTGGATTGTTGATACCGAAGTTACCGCCGATTCGAGAATCAGTGAATTTAGCCGAAGCAGTACTCCAGTATCGGTTGGCTTTGTCGTAGGGATTACTCAACTCAGCGTCAGTAATCATGAAAGAAGTACGAACCCAAGACTCATCCAAGAGGTCATAGGGATTGTACGGATTATCAGCAGCTGTCTCTGGAGAGATAGCTTTTCCGTTGATAACGGACTCACGGTAAGAAGAAGACATTTTTGATTTCCTTAAACAACGAAAGATATAGCTTGTCCCTTGACGGGACAAGCTATATCTGCGTGTGTTACTTACAGCACACGCCGATTATCAAAGGATGACGTATCGGCTTTGCGCGTTGGGTTACTGTTAGCGAAATTCCTCACGCTAGGTCCAGAGCTACCGCTACCGGAACCTTGCTCAGGAGACTTCATACCAGCCAGTCCCTGCGTATTTTCAGCGATGCGCTCCAGCAATGGAACGACCTTCTCAGTGATACTAGTATCCATCGACGACAGATGCTTGATCTGATCCTCAGCAGATTTAGTAAACCGATCCAGTACTTGCGCAGTCAGCTGAATAGATGTATCCCGTGCCCCGTTGGTCGCGTAGCCTGGAGCACCAGGCACTGCTGCGGGAACCATGCTCCTAGCGGGTCGCACAGCAGTTGCGGTGTCGCCACTAGAAGTCAGCATAGCTACAGGATTGTAGTCAGGTAGATCGTATCCAGCGATAGACTTTGGATCATACGTCTTAGGTGCAGTGGGGTTATAGGAAGCCTTCGAGAGTCCTCCGCCCATGATCGAACCACTAGCAGCTGTCGCTGCGGGTGTATCCGAACCTCCACCCATGGCGATACCAAATTCATTAGCTTTCTTCGATACGCGTTTAGCCATGAACTCCTTGACTTCTTGGACTGTTCGTGGTCGCGAACCATCGAAGAATATCTCGCGATTCTTTTCAGCTTGCTTAGGTGACAAGCGATAAGCCAAGTCTCCAGGGTTGGCGCTATTGAGACGATTAGCACCGCCTGCGCCCAGCAAATGCGTCATGTACCTGCTGGTAAAGTCTGCCCCACCCTTGTTACTCTTCATGTATTCATGGGCCAAGATGACGTTAGCACGAATATCGTCACGAGGAGTATTCGCATCCAATCCATACTTACCGCCGTGTTTACCGATTTGCTCTTTCCATGTGCCATCGATGAAACCCATCAGACCGGTAGCTGAGGTCCCATTAGCCTTAGCCTTTGGATTCAAGCTACTTTCCATGGCAGCCAAAAGCATCATGTCATTGGGATTGGCTCCGATCTCAGCTGAGACCCGTGCAATCTCTTTCTTGATGTCCTGGTGAGGACCGGATCCCAAAGATGCAGAGGCATCATTGTTACCAGAGAACTCCACATTACCGCCACTGGAGCGACCCATGGAAGAGAAGCCCTTGGAAGCACTTTCCTGGACAGCCTTAGCAGGGATAAGATCCTTGCCTTGAACCACAGGGGAGTTTAAGTTACTAGCAGGAGAAGGAGGAACACCTTGTGCATCCGACAACTTGACAACAGTTCCACCGGACTGTTCGTACAGAGCTTTCGCCAATGCAGGATTGCGTCCTCCCACAGGAGAGCGAGGAGTAGCGCCTGCTCCACCGCCACCTCGACCGAGAGACGCCAAAATGGCACTGTCGGCAAAGTTAGGATCACGCTTGGCCTGGTCGATGGCTGTCTGAATGCCAGCTGGTTCAATGTGCCAGGTCTCACCGTAAATAGGACGTGTAAATCCATACTTACGCAACAGGCCCAGCTTCTCCAATTCGTTCAAGTCTTGAGTCGACAAGTCCGCAGCCAAACCGTATTCATGCAAAGATCCACCGGGACGAGCAGCGCGACCTGGGCCGTACTTAGCATACATTCTCTGTTGATCTTGGAACGAACGATAGGCGGACGTCACGTTCAATTGCTTGCCAGTAGCTTCGCCATATTCCTGAGCCATAGCGAGCAACTGTTGCTTCATGCGAGGATGCAGACCCTCGACATTCACACCGTTACCCAGCTTCAGATACTGCATACCACTTTCACCGGAAGCCAGTGGTCCATCAGCTATCTTCAAGGAAGCAGCTCCCATGCTCAATGTCCCAGCGCCTTGATTGCTAGAAGGTTTACCCAATGCCGCTGGATCCTCTACATCACCATTGGCGATCGCTCGACCCAAATGAGAGTTGGGAGGAATGGCTCGGCGCTGAGGCGCCGTCATTGGGGCTTGAGTAGGATTGTTAACATCCGTCTTAGGTGCATTAGGAATAGCGCTCTTGACAGCTTCATTTGCCATCTTAGCTTCCTGAGGCGATGGCTTATTACCGCCAGCTTTAGCTTTCTTCGCTGCTTCGTCTTGGATCTTCTTACCAAGGGTTTGAATCTTAGCGTCAATGATCTTCTTGACTGGTTCAGGATTAGAGCTGAGAATATCCAAGCCCTTGAATGGACTTGTAGTATTTTCCCAGATGCTGCGAGGAATCTCAATCCCCGACAGATACTCCAGTTTCTCCGAATCAGTCAACGAATCGACCTTCTCCAAGGAAGCCTTGTTATTGACACGATACAATGCGGCGACGTGTTTTAGGAACACAGGCGAGAAACGATCCGTATACCACTTCGAGAACTTCGATGCAGTTTCAGTATCATCCGCAGCTATATCAAACAGCTCCGCAATCTCTTCAGGTTTAGCTGCGCGGCTATTGATAGTAGGGATACCGCCATTGAAAGCCAACTTACCATCGAGCAGATACTTCTCCAAGGCGATGACCTTGCTGTTGTATTGCTTCGTGGCATCGGTACCGTCTAGACCGTACTGCATCACACGGATGCGTTCCCATTCATCGATGTTATTGCGAGTCAGGTATTTATAGAGCTTATAGCCACCATAACCGACACCAGCGATTGCTGCTGCACCGATTACGACAGGTGCACTCAAAGCGCTACCAATCAAAGAAGCTGCCCCAGAGAGCATACCTCCTGCTCCACCAGCAGCCAAGCCTACTACCTGTAGTGCTCTCACTGCGGTAGTACCCACCCGAGCAACGCCTGCTGCTCCTGGAAGCGTACCAGCCACACCCTTAATAGCGCTACCCACTCCAGCTACCGCAGTACCGACTCCAAGTATTCCTCGACCAGCCCACATAGCACCTTGACCTAATGCTTTTACACCTGACCAGATACCCTTACCAGCTTTACTGATAAGTTTACCCGGACGACGAATACCGCCGAGTAGATCAGCCGCTCCACCGATCAAGCTGCTTGCCATTCCGGCAATGGAGCTAAGACCAGCAGTTGCCATGGCGATCATCTTCTCGATGGCATTATCAGCGGGAGAGTTACGAGAAGCCTTTTGCTCTGCTCCCTTCATGGAAGCTTCAACTGCGGCTTTCTTTCGCTCCTCATTAGCCATTTGGTTAGCTTGCGCGTTTTGCATGCGGTCAGCCGTACCACCGTCACGCTGCCCATCGCCGTCCGAGTCACCGAACATACCACGAATACGTTTGTAAGCGTTAGATGCTTTATTGCCGCCTAACTGAAGCAAGCGCATAGCGTGATCACGAGCGCTATAGGTATTAGCGCCTTGGTCAGCAGCACGCTCTTCGCGTTGCTGATTAGGATCCGCATTGGGGTTACTGAAGAAAGCGCTCAGCATATTAGCTGCGCCACCTACTGCAGAACCAATAGCTCCGAGACCGGTACTCGCCATTGTGCCCAAACGGGAACCGCGCAAACGACCACCCCAACGTCCAAGGCGACCTCGGGCTCCAGGGAAGCGTTGACTGAACGCACCTCCTAGGGAACTAGCAGCTTGCTTACCTGCTCCGAACAATCCTCCTAGTGCGCCTACGATACCACCCATCCCGTTATTACCCATGTAGTTACGTACTTGAGCTGGTTGCTGTGGTCCGACCATTTCAGGAGCAGGACCAAACATCTCGGGACCCATCTGAGCCATTGCATTTTGAGCACCGCCGATGCCCTTGATCTTTTCAAACCAAGACTTCACTGATGCACCATAGAGCGGAGCGTTCATGAATGCACGAGCATTACGAACCCGACCATAGATGTTATCAAGGATCTCTTTAGGCTTATCAGCGGCGGCCAAATCACGCAGCTGCGTCAACAGCGATGCATTGACCTTATCGGGATTTTCCTCGATAGAGTCTGCGCCACTTGACGAAGGCGGCTTGTAGCTCGTTGTGGTGTCTGAATCAGTAATCGAACGACCCATGATCTCTTTGACCTTCTTGCCGGATTTACCGACAGCCAATAAGTCACGGATCTGGATCAAGATAGGCACCACACGAGGATCGGTTCCACCAATGCCAAAGCGGAAGTCACTGAACTTGTCGATCACTCGGTTCTTGATAC